CGTGGGTGGCTCCAAACGCCAGTATTATCATCCCAAATTAAAGGGTCTAATTCGTCCCAAGTCATAGAAGTGTCTTTATCTTCATTACTAAGGGCTAGAGTGTTCTTTGATTCTTTTGTAATAGTTAAAGCCATATTATCTATGTTCTATTGGAGCTATAGTCATTATTTTTTTCTTATCTTTTTCACGTCTTGAATAAAATGCAATCATTTCGTCGATACCCTCGTCAATTCTTTTTTCTAACAATGCCACTCTGTCTTTTTTATATGTAGAACAATATTCAACAGAAGCTAAATAAGCTAGTAAAACGTGGAAAGGTGATGCAATACCAGGCACGGATGTAGTATCAGTACCATCAGCATTAAACAAGTCTGCTGTTCGTTTAAATTGTACTTTAATACCGTCAGTTACAGTTACATCACTTGCACTTGGTGCTGGATATAATTTAATAGTATCACCAACTTTATCATAATAAATAGGTAAACCATCATCAGTTAAAAAGTCTTCTAATGGATAACTAAGCTGTGATTGGTCTACCGGTTGTATAATATTCCAATTACCATTAGCGTCTTTAATTTTAATATTCTCAATATCAAGAAAATCAACCGCAAAAGAGTATGAAGATTGAGTGTCTACTAAATCACCGGTCCCTACAGGCAAGTCAGTGTAGTTAGTGTCGTCCCATTGCCAAGTACCATCAGCATTTATTATCTTAGCTACTAACTGTTCTAAGGCTATATTAACATCTCTAGCTTTATCTTTTAACGGATATGACGTGGTAGTAGAGCTACATAAAAAATCTATTTTATGACAAATACTACTTTTATTTGTACTATCATTAAATTGCATAAATTTATATAATATTAATAAACGTATTTACCTAAAAAACGTAGGAACCAATATGACCTATTTTAATTTGTGGGTCACACCATATTTTAATACCCTCATTTCTTATTTGTCTACAGAACCAACTGTCTTCACCCATTTTAGTCATTCCAAAATCATAAGTTTCTGTATCATACCAGGGTTTTTTAATTTTATCGTAAATATTTGTTTTAACTAATGTGACACCGCCACCAACTGCTTTACATTCAAACAACTCTTTCGGTATATCACGTCTACCCATTAATCTATCTGCAACGCTTATTTTGTCATCATCAAAAAATTCCACTACTGGCATTAACGGGAATGCTCTTGAATTAGCTACTACACCAACAATATCTTTATTGTGTTTCAACAACTGATTAAGTGTACTAATCGGAAATATCATATCATCATCAGTACTTAATATATGCGTACATTTGTTTTTAATAGCTTGCATTGCTATATAAATTCTGTTCTCACTTATTGTATACCCTTGCGTAGCTATGATAATATGTTTTTCATATTTGCAGTCAAGCTCTAATAAAGATTTGACTGTTTGTGCTTTAACGCCTCTGTTAGTAGGCATCGCTATTGCTATTTTAATATCCATAATTTTCTATGTGTATAGATTTGGTTATTTATCAATAGTCGCTTATCTTATCCCCCCAACTATAAATTATTGAGGGAATGTAGAAGCAATCATTAAATAGACTACTACTCATTTAATCACGAAACGGTAATGTCAAACACCAATCCATCGTGTGCAGTAGGTACATTCAAGCCATAATCAACCCTAGAAATCATACCGACACCAGACTGTAGGTCTGGGTCTTCGGTAACTACTAATTGTCCGTAAGTTGATTTAAGGATTCCAATTTGCTGTATTTTCTTAACTCCGGCAAACAGATGCCCAGATGTATGAGAATTAGACACGTAATGGTCTACACCCATAAAATGATAACCTGATTTAATACCGTTTTTAAGAGCTTTGTCAGCTAAATTAAAACCATTAGCTTGTGCAAACTGTTCAAGGATTTCTAAGTCAGCATAACGCCAAACTATACAAATACCTTGCCTGTCTGCCAATTTCTGTCCGTTAGCTTCACCGATTTCACGCTTGATTCCCCTTATAATGTCATCAATATTAGTTGGGGCAACTGTAATGGTTCCGGCATCTCCACCAATAGAAGCATTAGTAAAGTTAGTCCAATTTCCGTGGTTTGCTAAAAATGCAGATTCAACGTGTTCGTTAATGACGTCACCTTGACGGCCAGCCATTTCCATTTGGTCAACTAAAGTACATTGAGCAAGGTCAGCTCTGTCAATAAAGACAGGTACTGGCTTATATGTGCTTACAGTAAGCTGGTCGTTAATTAAGGTGAAGTCTGAAAAGCCATAAGCTGTTCCACGAGTACCAGTTTGAATGGCAGGCTCGGAGGACATATACGGCATATTCATTGTACGAGTGTTTGAATATTTTACATTGCAAACTTCCTTCCAGTTGATTGGTGCGTCCAATCGTTCTTGCAGTTTAGTAGCCCATTCCTGGGGATATACTCCGCCCACGTTCGGGTCACTTCCTGCGGTCGTAAAAGTATTACTCACAATAAGTGTAAAACTTTCCAACTATGCAGATTTTGAAACAACAGATTGATTGGCAAATTGAGAACCCTGCTTATCCCTAGCAATTCTTGCGTTGAGTACATCTCGTCTGAGTTGTACTTGGTCAGCAGGTGGCATCTCTCCTTTGTCTATCCAATAATTTACACTACCCTTGCCAGATGTAGGCGCACGCTTTGTGCTGGATGGTGTAGCATCCTTTGTTTTTTGCACTTCAAGTTGTTCGTTAATCTCTGCTAATAAAAATTTATTAGTAACGGCTTGCTCTAACGTTTTGCCAGAGTTTTCAGCTAAATAATCCTTAATCGCTTTCTGCGCAATATCACTATCTAACTTTTTTGTTGATAGATAAGCTAATTGCCCATAGTCGAAATCGTCTTTATTAGGTTTATTAGGTTTGCCGTCTGGCTTCTTTTTTTCGATTGGCTTAAAAGTTTCTGGGTCAATTAACCCCTTTTCAATAAGTTTTTTTCTATACTTTACTTTTGATTCAATCGCTTTTGAAAGATTCTTTTGATTGTTTGAGCTTATTTCCATTCTTTCTTCTGCCAAATTAGTAATTAAGTCAGCTTGTATTTCTACATCTAGTCCGTGTTTCTCAACAATCTCAGCCTTAACATCATCTAATGTTGGCTGTTCTTTGGCATCTGCCATATAGTTTCACGCTTTTAAGTAAACATCTGTTTAAATAAAAGCAAATATTTAATTATTAATCGCTTGCTGTGTACTCGGTAATATATACAGTAAAATCATTTGCACTTGTACCACTATAATTTCTGCACCACATTAAGTCGGCTGTTTGTGTACCACCTAAGATTTCGGCACCGTCAGTTGCTTCATTAATAGCTACACCAGTCCCTGCGGTTATGGTTGTACTAGAAGCGGCTGTTGCTTCGTTATTTACAATAAGTGTATGTGTGCAAGAACCATTAACAGGTAAGAAATGAGTTAATGTGCTAGACGCTGGTAAGGTTAAAGTGTGTAAACCGTCTGCACCACCATCGCTACTATTATCATATTCAATCCTTTCATATCTAGTTATTTCTCTAGCAAGCAAGGTTGATGCTTCTAAGGATGATGTTGTGGCCATAGTCCTGTTATAACTTATTTCTTTTTGAAAAAAGTTTACATCCTGATAGATGTCACCCCCAGGAAATGCCCCAAAGGTCACTTCATTTGTAGCCCTATTCTGAATTTCTAGCATTTCATTGACTGTCATATTTATTGCAAATACTACACTTGCTGAAATAACCAAAGTCAAGGCTACTGTTAAAAATACTTTAAGTTTATTCATATTTTTTACTCTTAGATTTATTAGATTTGGGCTTTTCAGCCTCTGTTTCTCCGACCTTTGACTTTGATTCTTTTGCCTTTTCAGGCTCCTCTATGGATTTGTTACCATAGAGTTTCTCCTTTAAGGAGCTCATTCTTTTAATCATATTATTTTTATATATTAATTAATCCCACACAAGCGTCAATCCCATAAATTTGTCCATAAAATATTTTAATTAATTATCTTGCCGGATTTGATTCATCCTTTTTAGGAGGCTCAACATCCTTATATTTATCTAACTGTTGAAAACCTAGCTCTATTAGTCTGCAAGCCTGTGTGTTAGCTCTTAAATCTTGCCCTAGCATTTTATCAGTAATCCCTGGGTTAGTTTGAATAGCGTTTGATGCCCTGTTAAGTGCAAAATTCTTTAATGGGTCGCCTACTTCTTTGCCAGGTTTTAATATACCCTCGTTGTAAACAGGCGACAACAAAATCTTTTTAATTGCGTTGTAAGCAATCTTGTTGTTAGTAAACTTTCTAATTTCTAATTCTTCGGCTTCGTTAGTAATGTTCATATTTATTTGTTATTAATAGTTTTACTTTGCTCTGCTATCGGTGCAGTAGCTCCTGCTGGGACTGGGGCTTGTGGTTGCTGTTCTTGTATTCTCCAAGCACCAAAGTTAATAGGCGATAGTCCTGAGCTTTCAAGTATCTGATTAAACAGTTTAGCCATTCTTGGGTCATCTAGTAATTGTGGTGCTGATGCTACCTGTCTAAAGATATTTACTAGCTTATCAACCTGCGCCGCCATTTTCTTTTGTTTACCAAGTATATTAATACCTATTGTTGAGGCTATCCCCTCAAACTCGCCCTTAAGTATTTCAATAAATTTCTTATTATCACCCATAAACTTTTCTTTCTGAGTTGCTTTAAATATCTCGTCATCTTCAGGGTTAGGTATCTCGCCATTTAATACTTGCTCTTTTCTTCGTTTGTTAATCTGGTTCTCTATTACCTTACGACCAACTTCTTCCATTTCATCAATGCTTAGCTCTGATAAAAACTTCTTGCCTTGAGTTATCTTTGTGATGATGTGCGGTATAATCCAATCCCTATAAATCTTTTCAACGTCCTTGGCAAATTGACCTCTATTAAAGTCGTGTTCTCCCTTGCCCTCGTTTACTACTAATTCCTGTAGTGCGAATGGTGTGCCGGATGAAGGACTTTCGCCCATTAATGGTTCATTAGCTGATGCTGTAGTTCTAGCTTGCTGTTCCCATTCTTGGGTATATCTTTCAAACAAACCTGCGTTTCTTGGGAATGTATCAATCTGTCTTACTGTCTTACCTTCTTCCGTCACCGTAATTTCGTTATTCTCCATTGAGCTAATCTTGTTGCGGTTGGCAAAGGCTTGGTCATCTGTTTGAAATAAGGTCTTAGCGGCACTATCTAATAGCTGTTTAAATCTAATCTGATTATAGTTAGTCCATACCTGGCTTTCTTCTAGTTCCTCAACTGCACCAAAACCTAAGGCTCTGCCGTTTATTTTATTTCTTAATGATAGTTTAAATGGACTTTCGTCTTCTTTGCCTTTAAAGAGAATAACGCCCTCTTTCTCTCCGGCACTACCGTCTTTTTTAGTATAAAAAGCTACTATTTGCATTTGAGTGGTGTATTTGCCACTATCGTCATCTTCTTTTAAAAACTTATTAGGCATATTGCCGTGTACCTCGTAGACTTCAATATACTTGCCAGGGGTCACATTCTTTCTTGTGCCATCCATTGTGTCCTTTTCTTCGGTTGATAGTACTATTAATTCTTCCAAAGATATGGTTGCACCATTGCTTGTCTTGCCCCATCCCATATCAGCCATTTCAAGTAATTGGTCAGGTGAGAAGAAATGTTTAATCCCTATCGGCCCGGACAGCATATCAGTTTGGTCACAAAATGCTAATGAAGATAATGGCACTAACTCAGGAACAGGCTGATTAATATTCTTTAATAGTCCGCCACCATAATCAATTCGTTCCATATTAAAGTCATCCCATAAGGTGTCTAGGTCATACTCTTTAACAAATACATCATCGTGATACTTTTTAATAAGGAATGATAAGTGTTGTTTGTCTTGGTTATCTATATATAAAAATACATCTTTAACATCAATATCTTCGGTCCGGTATAACAATTTAAGGATTGGTCTAACTATATTCTTTACTGGTTTATCGTCTTGGTTACCAGTTAATAATCTACCGTGCTTATAATAAAAGCCTGTCTTAATGTGGTTAGGCATACACCATTGCCAACCCATTAAATCTATTGGTTGTTTATAGTTTGTTTCTTCCTTCGTTATGTACTGAAAAATATCGTTTGAAATCATAGTTTTATAAATTAAAAAGCGCTACTTAACTTAGTAGTGCCTTTAAAGATATCAAGAACCGTTTAAAGAAAACTCGGATACCTTTAAGGGCATTACCAAATGTTTAAACAGTTTTTTATATATTGTTAAATTAAATCTTTACAAAGTTTTTCGTGTTTATCTCTAAACCTCATTAACTTTTTATATGCTTGTTTCTCCTTATCATAATCTATTAATGGCACATAAGGTTCTGCTGGGTTTTCTTTATCAAACTTATCTTGGCATTTATTACATCTAGTAACGAAATTGCCATACTCCCATTTAGAGCCAGCCCAAAACTTTTTACCACAATCACACTTAGAATATTCCTCTAAGTCATCATTAGCCCATCTTCTATCCCCTATTTTGTTAAACATAAACGGTT